TAACTTCAAACCGTGGCTCTCAGGCCATCGGCTTCCTGCAGGAACTTGAGCGCGATATTGTCCGCGTCCTGCCCTACGAGTTTGTCTCCGACCCTTCCAAGATTGGCGGGGCTTCCGTTCGTCTCGTTACCGCAAAGGCCGGTCGAGTCTTCGGCAAGTATCAGAACGTCATCATCACGACCCTCTGTCACCCGTCTTGGGGCTACGTCATCGGACAGGCTATCGCCAACGGCGAACTCCCTGACGACCCATCTTGGACCGAAGTCTCCTGGACGACTCCTAAGAGCGTGACGGTCGACGGAGGCCGCGACTCTGCTAACGACCGCGAAGACCTCCGCATCGGGCTCTTGTCCTTCTCGGAAGTCTACAATCAGCGCGGCATGAACTTCGAGGAGGAGGCTGAAATCAAGGCCCAGAACGTCCGCTATCTCTTGGACCTCTCCAAGACCTACGGCGTGCCCTTCGAGACCCTGTCCAATCTGCTTATCAACACGGCACCCGGCACGGTTGAACAAACCTCCTCAACCCCTCAGCCAGACGCTGAGACCGAGACCTCTTCCTAAAATGCGTTTCTTACTCAACGGCCTAAGCGGGCGTGAAGCCCTTCTCATCGACCCTGCCAAGGCTAACGATCACCGCGTCCTTGCGGAGAAGTTCGGCTTTACGGATATGCTGGCCCAGCTCTTTGGGGAAGTCCCCAAGGCCTACATCGCCGAGGACGGCACGGGCGTCATCCCGATTGCCGGCGTTATTGGCAAGGGCCTTAGCCCACTCGAGAAGATGACTGGGGCGGTGGACGTCTCTGATATCTCCGAGACCATCGACGACTATGCGATGAACCCGCAAGTCACCCGCATCGCTTTCCAAGTCTCATCCCCTGGCGGTACTGTGACGGGCGTTGAGGAACTCGCCAACAAGGTCCGCAATATCGCCAAGCCGACGATGTCCTACTCGGATACCGAGATGGCAAGCGCCGCCTACTGGATTGCCGCCGCAGCTGACAAGGTCGTCGCGTCCCCTTCCTCGACCATCGGCTCCATCGGTGTCTATATGGTCGTCGCCGACTACTCGGAAGCCGCCAAGGCTGAAGGGATTAAGATGATCGTCATCAAGGCGGGCCAGCATAAGGCCATCGGCGTACCCGGTGCCGAAGTGACCGAAGACCAGCAGGACCACCTCCAAGAAGGCGTCGATGAAATCCACGGCGACTTCAAAGCCGCTGTCCTCAAGACCCGCAAACTCGTCAAGGCCGAGGACATGGAAGGCCAAGTCTTCTCTGGCAAGCAAGCCGCCCAGCGTAACCTCGTCACGGGCCTTGCGGACTCCTTCAACGAAGCCGTCGAGATGTGGGCCGAGAACAGCATCGCCCCTGCCCCTGCCGTCCCTGCCAAGAAGAAGTAACCCCCTCACGTTTCCACTACCCGCAATTACAAGATGACCATCGAAGACCAACTCTCGACCGCCGACCTTCTCGCCCAGGCTTTAACCGCCGAGCGTGACGACCTCCGTGCCACCGTTGAGAAACTGACCGTAGGCGCCGTCGACGAACTGACCGCCATCAAGGCCGACCTCGTCACCAAGGAAGCCTCCCTCTCTGCTCTCGGTGTGTCCCTCGAAAAGGCTACCGCTGAACGCGACGCCTTCGCCGCCAAGATCGCGGAACTCGAAGCCACCAAGGTCACGGCCTCCAAGGAAGCCGCCAAGATTGCCGCCTCCGTAGGCGTCGAACCGACCGCCATCATCCCGGGCTCCGACAACGTCGCCGCCAAGGTGGACGCTCTCGCTACTTTCAATGCCCTGACTGACCCAGTCGCTAAAGCCGACTTCTTCGCGAAGAACGCCCAAGCCATCTACGCGTCAATCAAGGTCTAATTTTTCTCTCACCCTAATCTCCTAAAATACTACTATGGCTAATTCCATCGCAGCTGCTCCAGCAGTTCTCGCCCAGGGCGTCATCAAGGCCCTCGCTAACAAGCTCCCGATGCTCTCGGGCTTCTCCACCGTTTTCACCTCCGCTATCGCTGGCGCCGGCAAGACCATTCAGGTTCCCCTGATTGGCACGTCGACCGCTACTGAGTTCTCGACTGGTGGCTACCTCACGCAGGATGACGCTACCGTCACCTCGACCTCCGTCACGCTGAAGCACTTCAAGGTGTCCAGCCGCTTCTCCCCTCTCGACATCCGCGAGTACGGCGTGGGCTTCTTCGCCAACAACTTCGTCGAGACGGCTGCTATCGCCCTCTCCCAGAAGTGCATGACGGAAATCAACAGCCTCGTCATTAACAGCAACTACGCCTCCAACACCGTAACCGGCGTTGCTCTGTCCTACGCTGAAGTGGTTGCCGCTCAGAAGACCCTCGACGACGCCAAGGCCCCAGACAAGCGCGCCCTCGTTCTTGGTAACACCTACCTCGCTGACCTCCGTAGCGACGCGACCATCATCGCCGCCTTCCAGCTCGGTGCCAACGTCATCTCGACTGGTTCCCTCGGTACGATTGCCGGCGCTCAGGTCTACCAGTTCAGCAACCTTGCTGCCAACTCGGAAAACCTCGCTGGCTTCATCTGTGGTGCCGACGCTATCGCTGTTGCGACCGCTCTGCCCTTCAACGAAATCCCGGGTGCTGATGTGTCTCAGGCCACCGACCCAGCAACGGGTCTCTCGGTCCAGGTCATGATCATCCAGGAGCAGTCTGGTTTCCTCAACGTCACCGCGACCTTGCTCTTCGGTACGGCTGTCGGTCGTGCTACCTCCCTCCGTCGTCTTCTGACGGCGTAAGCGACGCGGCTCTAGCCGCTTAAACGAGACCCCCTTGGCTAACCCCTTGGGGGTCTTTTGTTTTACTCTATTGCCAACCCTCGCAATGTTATGAGCCTATACGGGACAGAGTTTCTTAACGACGCTAAGGAGATGGTCGCCGACTTCGGCGTGGCTGGCTCTGCCAACTCTGGGGCCATCACCTTCCAATGCCTCATCTCCGACCCTGCCGTCCAGACCGTCCTCGAAGCGGGGGGGTATATCGAGCGGACCCAGTACACGGTAAGGCTCCCCGCCGTAACGGCCTCCTGGAGCCTCCCAGACGGGTCTAATGGGTCATCGGCGGCCCTACTCTCGGCAGGTGTCCCCATCGCCTCCCTTGCCCAAGGTAAGAAAATCGTCGCCGGCGGGAAGACGGTCCGCATCACGACCCAGACTTACAAGCCCGCGTCGGCTTGGATCACGCTCGTCGTTATCGACGACAACCAATAAAGTGGTCAAGGTCTCCATCACGCCCGCAAGTCTGTCGGCTTTTGAGAGCGCCATCAACAGGTTCGCCCAAGCCTCCAAGCAGACCCTCCGCGACGCTACGCTCGAACAAGCGGCCTTAGCCTGTCAGGACGCCGCCATGTTCACCCCTCCGCTAGCCAAGGGCGGTGGCGGGGGCTTAACGGGTGGGGCCAAGAAAGCCGGTGAGCGGGCCGTCGAACGGGACGTTACTAAGGTCTTCACTCCCTTGTCGGCTGGGTCAGCTGGGACGCAAGCCTCTCGCGTCATTCGGCGCCTCGGGTCGCTGGCCCTGAACAATAACCAAGGCCTGTTCTGGAAGGTGGCTTCACAGTCGTCGTCTATCCTCTCGGGTAACGCCTTCGTGGCCCGTATGCTCTCGACTCAATACAAGGGCTTCGGAACGCCCCAAGGTTTCAAGAAGGCAAAGAACTACTTTAACCGTATTGGCAATCGGGTCGTCTCCCAAGACATAAACGGCGGGGCTCCCTTGGACAGTACGGCTGCCATCGCCGGAGTCTACAAGCCTATCTATCAACGGCTAAACGGGCGTCTCTGGAAGGCTGGACGCAACCTCACCGGCATTCGGTCGGACGAGAAGAAGGTCGTCGAGCGTAAGGGCGACCTAACGACCTACATCGAGCAACGCCAGGACAGCGTGGGCGCCATCAAGTCAGGCTGGTATAAGGCCCTGCTATCCCTCCCCCGCCCGGTCATTAACGGGGTCGAGAAGAACGCTGGCTCTAAACTTCGTGCCGCGGGCTGGATTACCAAGCACAGTTCCGTTGCGGGCACGAGTAGCACGGGCTTTACTGACAAGAACGCCAGCGTGACCATCCGTAACCTGAACGGCAACATCTTCGGCATCGCCGACCAAGCGGACGTCCTCGGCCTAGTCTACGGCAACCGCGTCAAGC